GGTTAAGCCAATATAAATTAAAGACATAAATATAAACGCTAAATTACCTGCCATTTTTCTAGTCCTTTCTAGTCCTGGGCTGAGGTTAGACCCCCCAGCCCTTTTATTATGACACAAGCCTCCGACGGTTATATGGTCAGGTTTAGCGCGTGTCTATTGTTTTTCACTTATCCCGTAGTTAGCGTCCTTAGGGTTAAGCGCACGCATAATTACAGGTACGCCGCTGGCCCATAACCCGTTAGCAATTAAATGCCAATCTGCAGCATTAAACTCAAGCGGGGTTTTACCTACTGAGGCCATTAGTGTTATTAGTAATAGAAGCAGCCCACGTATATAAGTCCCTGCCATAGCTACACACTGTTTTTTCATTTAGCTGTATCCAATCCAAGCGCTTTTATACGCTCTATAACCTCTTTAGGGGTGAGGTTAATCTCGAAGTGCATTTCGTCTGCTCTGTTTTTATAGTCCCCGCCCCATTTACAGCCATACTTAGCAGACATTAAACGTATTAGTATTACTTGCTCTTTATTAAAAGTATCACGCTTTCCTAGAGGGTGAGCGTTAGCGTTAAGGTCTACCGCCGTGCCTGAGCTGTGATTGGATAGCGTTTCGGTCTGGCCTCTTATCGGCCTAAACGCAAACCCCCACGAGTCCAAAGTCCCTACATCTATAGGCTCTACTAGCTTGTCAAAATCAGCGCATAAAGCTACTAATAACGGCGCCGCCTTTTCAGCCAGGCGTACTTTAATACTTGTCCCAGGTATCGGATAAGATTTAATCCCAATTTCTGCAGCGTCCTTACTAGCAGGCCAACCGTTAGAGCTCTTTAAGGTGGTCGGCATTTTCACACGTCCAGCGATAGGTATCAGTATTTAAGATTAACTCAGGGTGGCAGTTAGGGCTAGGGGCTATAAATGCGTCTGCCTCAGCGTCAAAAGTAAAGCCTATGCCTGCATAATTAAAACGGTAATTATGATTATATGAGGTTCTTTTACAGACTTGCCCTCTATAATTACCGTACCAAGTTTCAGGGTGCAGCCCTTCTATTAACTCTGTTTCATCTATGCCGCCAATTACTTCGGTAACTATTCCATTTGTAATAAATGCGTAATGTGCCATCAGACGGTTACCGTCCCTGTTCCATTTGTAAAAGTGTAAATGGTGTTACCACCAGAGGTAGTTTTCGCATATGTCAGACCGCCGCCGATAGAAGTTAAATCTAAAAATGTCGAAGGATAGGCAAGAATTACAACGCCTTTACCCCCGTTGTATCCGGCATCAAACTCAGCACCGGTTCCACCGCCGCCCCCACCTCTATTTTCTGTACCATTTGAACCAGCAATCGAACCACTAAACTGATAACCGTTTCCACCGCCACCCGTTCCACCTGTTCCGCGAGTTCCAGAAGTGTCAGAAGTAGCACCGCCACCGCCACCCGAGTAACTTAGTGACGATCCAGAAATTGAGGAAGCCGTACCGTCGCCACCATTACCACTTGCTGCCCCCGTAGCACCGGCGGCACTAGCCCCGCCGCCGCCGCCACCGCGATAACCAACCCCTGCAGAGGTAGAACCTGCACCGCCTGCGTTACCCTGTCCAGACGGTGAGGCTGAACCTCCTCCATTAGTCCACGCGCCGCCGCCGCCTGAACCGCCTGAACTTCCTGCGTTGTTGTAAGCAGCACCGTATCCACCGCCTGTTGAGGTTATAGATGAAAACACAGAGTTAGCCCCTACTGAACCGTTAGCACCAACTGAGCCAGTACCCCCCGCGCCAACCGTTACAGTAAATGAAGCACCTAAGGTAAACGCTGAACCTGATTTAAATCCACCCGCACCGCCGCCGCCGCCTGCTATGCCAGAGGCACGCCCACCGCCACCGCCGCCGCCGGCAACAACTAAATAATCAGCCGTTGTTGGTGCAACCGGTGCTAAAAATGAGGATACTGCCGCCGATATTGCGCCGATCATTTATGCAATACCGCCATAAATGCGCCAAGTATTAGCGGCAACCCGCACGCATTGAGCTACTTTATGCGTAGCCAAAGTAGGGGCGGCACTGGTCGCACCGGCCGAAGTGATTGTAACGCCCGAACCTTGCGAAAACGTCAATAAACCGCTTCCTGTATTGCAAAAGGTAATGGCGCTGCCCACTACCGCGCTAGTTAGAGTACTGTCAGGTGCAATAGTTACAGTCTTAGTAGAGGCGTTGCTAGTTTGTATTAACACCTGGTATAGGTCGTCATTATCTACCGTGTAGGTAGCCCCTGATTCTGTAGAAACAGTAAAGGCCACTAAATTATTAAAATTTGTAGCACTTAAAACATCACCGGTAATAGCCGGCAGGCCAGTAGCTATTTTATTTACCTCTTTTCATTGTTAGTAGGATAATACATTTATGCCTAATTGTCCGTAATTGACGTTGCCAATAATGAAAGATTCTATAATTGGCTCTAACGTAACAAAAGTAGTAGACCAGCGCGTAGGGGTTATATTGTAACTAACGCCGAATATCTGCAGGGTCTTATTTAGCGTTGAGGTGCCGCTTACTGCCGGCTGTGTTGACTTAACGGTAATAGTGTCAAAGTAATCTAGCTCTAAGGCTGCCACGATACCTGCGTCATAGCCAACAGTATTGAGGTCTAACAACGTTACAGCGTCGCACCTTACGGTAGTTTCCTGCCTACTAGCTACATAAGCCAGGGCGTAGTTTAAAGCCTCGGCTGTAGTTTGCATTAGTAAATTGGTCTTTTCGTAGCTATGCAAAAAGTATTTATCTATGCTGGTCTGATTAGTAGCCGTCTGAGTTGCTAACCCTGTAGCCGTTATAGAGGCTTTGTTATATACCAGGCTATCGTCTAGCACCCAGCGTACGTTCTGGTATTGAATACCTGTACCGTCGTCTGCAAAAGCGGTAGCAGTACCGCCGATAGAGCTAGAGGTTAACGCTCGATCTTGAAAAATTACGTTACCGCTAGCGTCAATATATAAAGCGCCGTACTCGCTGGTTTCTACAGTCTGCAAGGCGTTTAGTGCAGTCCTAGAGGTGCCAGGGTCAACCTGCAGCGTAGTTTGACCAGTGTCTATATCTCGCATAGAGCTAGGCCAGGCTATTTGATCTAAAATACTGCTAACTCTTGCCCCTGATAACTGACCAGCTGTACCGCCTGTAACTGTTGATACAGTACCCATATTAAGCAACCTAAAGCCGTCAGAGGCCGTTAGAGTCGTATAACTGACCTCGCCTACTACCTGAGCCTGAGTAAATTGGTACTGCGTTAGATAACCTGCAAACAGCGGGTAGACAAGGTTTGTATTGTTATCAGTGGCAGTTATTGTAATCTTACGTAAAGGTGCTAAAAGCCCTGTATAGGGGCTTGACAGATTTTCAGGGTTAAAATCGCCGTCAACGTCTGCAATACGTATAGAAGCAGTGCCGGCCTGGAATTGGTCTGCATTAGCATTACGTCCACGCTGGATACTTACAGCCTGCACCTGATTAGATACATCTGCCGTAACTGTTGCACTATCTGCCAACACGTTAACGCCTAATACACCTGAGCCTATGATCATAGCCTGACCAAAAGAGGCCCCAGAGCTAAAGTTAATAATGCAGTTAATCGTAGGGGCTGCCATTAGTTACCAGCCGGCGTAAGGCTATTACCTGCCCTGTTTAATTCTTGTAGCGCGGTTTGTACTGTCTGGTAAAACTCGTAAGTACTGCCTACATTTATGCCGCCTTGTAAGTTAACGGTTAAATTAGTAGCGCCTGATTGTGAGGCTGCAGGTGTGTTACCTGGCCCCATACCAAAATTAAAAGCGTCAAACTGCTCAGGTGTCATACCTGTCAAACCGCCTAAGTTACTGAAAGAGCTGCCGTCAAAAGTGCCGGCTGCTAAAGATGACTGGGCTGCAGCTAAGCCAGGTGCAAACGTGCCACCTGCAGCGCCCACGCTCATAGCGGCTGCAGACGGTACACTTGCCTTACTAAGGGCTGCAATTCTTGCTCTAGCGTCTGCCAGTATCTCCTCATTAGCCTTCTTGCTAGCTTCTACGATTAGTTTTAACCGCTCTATTTCGGCAAAGGTTGCATTACGTTTAGCAGCCTCTAAATCGTCCAGGGCTT